CTTCTTGTGCTTCATTGTGTGCCTGCACAACTTGAGCTAACTCAGTTTGCAGTTCTTGGTCTGTTGGTCTAGTCATTATTCAGATGGTTTGTCTGCTATCAGTTTAGCTTTCCACGCAGCTTTGACATCATCAGTCCACGCAGCGTTACATATTGCAGATACTTCTGCTGGCTGTGCTGATAAATCAGTATTAATTAAATTATCAGAACCATCTAACGTGCCAGCTTGCAGTACATATCTTTCGTAAGATCTTGCCATTTCTGTGCCATCTTTTTTAATAACTGTTGCTTTACGGACTTGCACCGCTTTGTATAAACCGACAACTTCTATCTTGTCATATTCTATTGATTCTGTAAGTGCCATTAGGATTAATCTCCGATTAAAACAGGTTTAGGCTTAGTTTTAAGACGTAGCTCGGTCTATTAGTTGGTTCGATAAGTTGCAGTTAAACGTAAATTATGAGTAGCTCCACCATTATGAGCTTGAGAAAAATAAAGGTATCCATTATTCCAAATTAAACATTCTCCACCATCACTAGGAGCATTATTTGTCCAGTTTCCACAACCTGTAGAAGCAACACTAAAGGGTAATCCTGTTAGTTGCTGTCCAGCGTTCCAATCTATATTACCGCTACTCATTACTAAAAATAGATGTACTACATTTCCAATTTTTGTATATCTAGCGTCCCAAACTATATTGCTATAAGTATGAAAATTTACATTTGAGGGAGTCCAAGTTCCTTCTTCATAGTCGTCAAGTATATTTTCATTTGCTGTGTTATTACCAACTAATATTCCTTGAGGAAATTTTGGCACACCTTCTGTAGCAGCACCACCATTAAGGTGCATAGAAGCTAAATAACCATTGTTAGCTGCATTTGGAATTACAAATCTATGATTGTTTCTAAATACAACTTCTCTACCATCGCCAGTAAATACACCAGAAGCATTACCGCTAACGTCTACTCCCATAAAAATAGTAGAGTTATTACTAACGTCAGTTCTTCCAAGCGTTACACCGCTATAACCAGTACTGTAACCCCAACGTGATCTACTAAGAAATTTATTACCAAGAAACTTTATGTGTGTATCAAAACTAGCTCCATTGATATTTATTCCATCGCTTTCTGTGTTGAGTTTTAAACTACCATCTTGAAAAAGCTGTACGGCTGCGTTTTCAGTAGCTCTAATCATGTACTCATTTTGGGCAGCATTAAGTATTTGAACGTCGTTAGATGTAAGAACTAAACTTCCAGTTCCAGTATCTTTAATTAGAGAGTCCGATCCATCGTGTTTGATTTCCAAGTCATTATTAGTTCCAAACCGAGCTTTTACATTGTCGTTAAAATCAACACCATTAGCTCCACCTACACTAGCAGGTATGCTAACTGTTTCAAAGCTAGGATCTGCTCCGTTGTTTGCTCGTAAAAACTTGCCATCATTGTTGGCATCACCATGTGGTAGTTTATCTAGTGTTACAGCCTGATCTGCTATAGCATTAGTGTCTACGGCATTGTTGGCTAATTCACTAGCTTCTATTTGGTTTGCAGGGATTTTTGCTTTTGTTATAGCGTCATCCTTTACACCATCAGTAGAAATTTTAGTTAGTGCCATAATTAACTAGGTTTTGGGTATTTGTTTTTAACAGGATCTACTATATCTGTTTTCCATTTATCTATCCCATTATGATAGATGTAATCTAACTGTTCTGACCAATGTGGATATTCCATCGCTCTTTGATGTTTATATATAAATTTATCTAGTTCAACTCTAGCTGCGTCTATTAAAGATTGGTCAACGGAAAAGATTTCAGTAGCACTTGTATTTGATTTAAAAATACCTTTTCCGTCAATTATTTCGAGTTGCTCATCAGGATAAGCTTTTCTAATTGCTTCATGATCGTAATTCATTATGAACTTGCCTCCATAACTAAGATACTTGACATAACTCTTGAATAAATTGGGCTGGAGTTATTTCCGTTATATCTATTTCTGTTGAAATATATTGTATTATTACCTTCAACAGACGCATATATCCTATAAGTGATGCTACTAGTAGTATTAGGATGATCTTTAACAATAAAAGCATAAGAGTGACAATGGTTTTGATCTGCGTTAAATGTTGTAGCTCCTCTCATTGTATATCTACTTCTACTACCGTCAGAATTACCCCTCATAGCATCAACTACAGAACTCCCTCTTCTTACTGTTATTCCAAAGCTATTTCCACCATTAGAAGAAACAGCACCAAAAAAACCTTGAATAATAATTCTACTGTTTGTACTTGTAGGAGTTATTGATGTATCAAATGCTGAAAGGTGTACGCCTGATGAATTTGTATGTGAACTTAATACACCAGTAACAGGTGTATATTTCATCTGTATTATTCCACCTCGATAACCAGAAGATAATCCATTTGCCGGTTTAATAAAGTTAGTAAATAATCCCATTATGCAACCTCCGTTAAATTAAACTTATATTTTTTGCCATTGCGTCTGTTAATCAAGAAAAGATCCTCCGCACCCTCTTGAATAGTATAACTCCCCCAAGTTGAATCTATATCATTAGCACCACCTTCGTTAGATAAATTAAGGTCATTGGTATAGACGTTTCTCCAACGTAATGATGTAGAACCTAAATCTCTAGCGTTATCAGTAGTTGGTAGCCAATGACCACTTGAATCTAGTTTTACTCTATCAATACCAGCAACTTGAAAACGTAGCTCCATTCCAGAAGTAACGTCTATTGTTGCATGAGTATTAGCTGCTGCGAAGTTAGCGTTAAAATTAAGATTTTTACTACTACGACTTAAAATTAAAGCATTACCGCCAGTATGAGTTATTGTAACTGGTGAAGCTCCACCACTAACATTTAAGGCTTGACCGTAAACATTATTCCACCTATTATTGCTTTGTCCTATATTTCTATAATTAGCAGTATCAGGGAGAAGATCATAACTAACTAAATTACCTATAACTGTAGCTCCCGAACTTGTTGTCTCAAACTTTTTAGATCCATTGAAATACAACTCAACATCTGCATCTGCATTAAACTCAGCAATTTTTTCTGAACCTCCAGATTTTTGAATATGAACTGCACTATTTTGTCTGATATATAAAGTGCCAGTACTGGTTTCTAGGTAGTTATTTAAGCCATCGTGATAAATTTGCAAATCATTAGCAGCCCCAAAATTTGCTTTATCATTATCAGCAAAGTCAATATCGTTACCATTACTTTGTAAGTCACCGCCAAGTTGTGGGGAGCTATCAGAAACTAAGTCTGTGTTAATGCCTGTAAGGTTTGCTCCGTTTATTGCTGGTAAGGTTGCAGGGAATCTAGCGTCAGGTATAGTTCCAGAAGTTAGATTACTAGCACTTAAATTAGTTAAATCTATAGTTTCAAAACTTGGTGCTGCACCATTATTAGCTCTTAAGAATTTACCGTTATTATTAGATGTACCGTTTGCAAAACTAGCAGGTGTTACTGATCCATTACTTGGAGTACCAATACTGACTGTTGCTCCGATAGTAACAATAAAGAAATCAGCACCAGTTGGTGGTGCAGAACTAAATACAATCTCACTTCCGTCTAATGCAAAGCCTTCTGACGGCTGACCCGATCCTGCATTTGGTTTTTGGACTACACCATTAATGCTGACCAACATTTGTTGTGCAAATTGACCTGCATTACTTAACGTAAATTTGTAAGCAGCACCGTTAAACGTTGCACTATTACCACCAGTACCAGAAAATTGGCTTATTGTATTTATAAAGAAATTACCAATAGTTTGTGTTTCTTCCCATGCACTAGTAGTTGCGTTATATACAAGTAATTTTTCTAAATTTGTATTATAAAATAAATCACCACCATCTAAATCAGTTGTTGGATTTGTTGTTCCAACTCTATATCTAGCTGCAAAAGCATTAACACCTGCTAAACCTGTAGCTACTGTGTTGACATTTGCAATGCTGCCACCAACATTATTAACGTTAGCAATAGCATTGCCAACTGTATTTACATTAGATATAGAACTTGCTACTACACCAATATTATCATCACCAACAGCAATAGTATTACCCATACCATTACCATGAACTGTGCAATAATAACGTAGTGATGCAGGGGCATTAGACGGAATTACAAAAGTAACATTAGCGTTAGCCTGACCTGCCGTGTTATTTACTGTTACTCCACTTGTATATGAATTACCGCTTGCATCTTTAAATGCTAATGGATGTCCACTATTTGTATTATTAGATTGATCAAATATATATGTATAACCTCTAATTAAATTTAATGTTGGTGCTTGAACACCATCTACAAAGAAATAATTAGACCCTCCTACATTTTGTACTGTAATAGTAAACGTTGTTTGACCTGCTAATACCTGACCTAATGCATTTATATTAGAAATATTTTGTCCAACTAAATCTACATTTGCAATGCTGTTTGCGACTGTATCTATTTCAGAAGTAGCTTCATTTAAATCATCAGCAGCAGTCACAACTGCATTAATATTATTAGCGACTGTTTGTAATTTGTTATTGTTTATTTCTGTTGCAACTGTGTTTACGTTTGCTATACCACCGCCTACGGCATTAACATTAGATATATTGCCGGCAACTGAATTCACATTGCTTATAGAACCTGCAACTGTATTAGTATTTGCAAGATCTGAACCAGTTAAAATTACTTCTTTCCATGCAGTATTACCAAGGTCATAAACTCTTATGCGGTTTACTGTTGTATTAAAATATAATGCTCCATCTATTAATGCATTACCGTCATTATCTACGGTAGGATTGCTTGCTTTTGCTCCTAAATATCTATCATCAAAAGAATCTAAAGCAGTTTCTGCTGCGGTTTTTGCAGTTTCAGCAGCCGTCTTAGCTGTCTCTGCTGCTGTCTTTGCAGTATCTGCTTGTGTAGCTTTTGTTGTAGCCGTGGATGCAGAACTGGCAGCATTTGTCGCTGATGTTGCTGCTGCCGTTGCACTATTCGCTGCTGCCGTAGCTGATGTTGCTGCTGCATTTGCATGGCCTTGTGCTGTTGATATTGCTGATGTTGCAGATGCTGCGTCTACTATAAGATCCCAATTTGCAGAGTTTGTATTAGTTGTTAATGGTTGTGCACCAGAAGATGTATGTGCTGTATTACAAAAGAAAATATTATTAGTTGACGTATCCTTAACAAG